CGTAGCTAGTACCACCAGTGATAGGCCCCAACGCACTAATGACGTTAGTTGTTTTAGCACTTGGCGTCATTAATACATGACTTGCAGTGGTGGCATTTGCATCAGCAAACGAATAGTTAAACGACTGGACAGGTGTAGTCGCCGCGCTTACCCCCGTATTAATCTGCACCGCAGACATGGATGAGGCGACAGTCTGCACAGACCCGTTTGGGAATTTAAAGCCGCCTGTGGTTGACTCAATAACGCCAGCAACGCGCATCTTAGAAGTACCAGCACCATCCGACGTTGTACCAACCAGCAGGTTGTTTGTGGTCGGCGCAAAACGAGCCACTTCATTAGCGGCTAATGTACCGCCTTGGAAGAACTTAACTGATGTAGCCGCTGCTCCCGTACCAATCGCAAGGTTAGAACTTTGTGAAAACATGTAGCCGTCATTTACCCCGGTAATTGTAAAAGTACCTAGGTTGTAGGTTGAGCTATTGATACCAAAGTTAACAAAGTTAGTCGAGTCAGTACCGTTGTCCGCCGTAGCCACAAAGTCAGTTGAAGCACTCGTGCCAGCGTTTAAGTTCTGGTAGTTGACCTGAGAGAAGCTGTTTACATTTCCGAAGAAAGACGCAACTGAATTAGTCAGTGGTGTGCCAGTACCGCCGTTGTTAACTGTCAGCGGGCTGTTAGTTGCAGACGTAATAGTTTCAGGTACCGTAAGCGCAAGAATGCCAGTAGAGTCAAGATTTACCGACCTAGTCGATGGGTAGGTGACGAATACAGTCTTAGTACCCGCAGTAAATACAACAGCGTTGTTTGAGTTTGACGAACGATATACCGTCGTACGTGTCAGTATTAACCCAGTGGCATCAAGCGTACCAAAACCAACTTCCCATTCAGAGTTTACGTTTATATTGACAATAGTGTAATAGGTGGTGTTGCTCGCACCAATACCAGAAGCAAAACTTTGGAAGCCCGAAGAAGTGCCTAACAGTGTAGCTGGTCCTGTCCCCGTAACAGCAGAGGTCTCAAGGACGCGGTCATTAAGTACAAATGCCATGATTACCCCCTGTTAAGCAATACGGATAACAGCATTGGTTGAGTCCGCAACCGGGAACGAAACGGTAAACGAACCACCAACAACGGTTTTATCCGCGCCAAAATCAAAAATCGCTACGGCTTTATTAGAGTCGGTACTGCTATAAATCAATGCGCCACGGCAAGTAAACGAAGCTGAGGTCCACGTCGTATTGCTAAACGAAATAAACGCAGTAGTACCACCAGACGTTGGGGACTGAGAAATAGCTAGTGTGTTGCCCCCAGCGGTATAACCCGTGCCAACTACTTCGTTTGTTGCGCTATAAGCTGTAGTGGTTGGGCCAAGCGTAGCAGATGAAGTATAGAGCGCCATTTTGAACGTGTCGCCGGTACTAGCCGTAAAATTCATCGTGCCAGTAAGCAGGTCAACCTTAAAGCTAGTAGCAAGTGATTGTGTGATTGCCATTTAAAACTCCTAATTAAGTTACGCCGTTGGCACTCGTGGCTGTCCAGAACGATACGAGTCTTGACGTTCTTTGCCGTCAGTCAACTGCCTGTACATCATTAATGCTTCGTCATACCGCGCTTTGTAAAACGTAACCAAATCCTGCTCGCCTTTCATAAAGACGATGGCTTCCATCAACGCGCCATATAACAGCACGGTATCAAAATTATTGCCAAGCCACGAAGTACCCGCAGTAACAATCGATTCTGGATAGCGGAAGTAATGCAATTCAACTTGATAGTTATCATCAGGCGTAGGCCCAACAATCATCGTATACGTCGTGTTTGGTAGTGGTACATTAGGGCCGGTGTTGGGGCCAAACAGCGCGTAGTATTGGGGCACCCCAGTATCAGTTGGAGTTGGATACGCTTGCCGTATAAAACTAACGTCTTTGTTCAGTAAAAACTCCTGCGGACTATCCTCACCCGCAGTTGTGTCAGTTAACACCGCCAACGAATACACCGCCAGAAAATCTTCCGGTAAGTTCAGGTACTTATCCCCCTGATCCATCTGCCCATATACATTATGTTTCAGTATAGGAGGGCTAGCGGAGTTATATATCCGCTGCTCAGCCTGCTTAATAAAGGTGTTGACCTGCTCAGTACTAGGCACCACAACAGCACCGCCACTCGACGCCGTAAAAGACGACGCTGCGAAATCGTTTTCGCAGTAGGACTTAATAGTATTGAACAGTTCAGTGTAGTTCATGATTAGCCCATCGGACCACGGGCCATCAGACCTTTAGTTGCTGCACCGGTACCACGAATCTTGATACCGTCAGTTTTCTCAGGTTTGTAGTTACCCTTACTAATACCGCCAATCGAGATGTTCATCTCGTTCATAACCGCAGCGCCAGTCTTAACAGGCACTTTAGTTTCCACGCTCTTACCCTTCATGTTATGCGGTTTAGCGTATACGGCAGCTTGACCTATCTCTTTGCCTTTGACCTTCTCTGAAAACTTAGCCATGTTGTGCTCCTTAACCGGTTTTTTGATTAGCGGCACGAGCCAGATTGCGCCCCATGCTCTTCATCTGTTCTGAAGTCACGCCGCCCTTAGCCATCTTCTTGGCACCGTGCATACGTTTCTCGTGTGCCTTGACTTCTGCCTTGGCTACTTTTTTCATGTTGTCCATCATTTACTCCTATGTAATCACTACCGTCAAGGTACCAACTTGCCCCTGCCCAATCAAGTCATTTGGAGTGAGCGGGGTATCAAACCCGCTAGCGCCACCAATTGGGTTCCACCCCCACTGGATTACTCGACTACCTTCGCCGGGAAATCCACTTTCCTCTATGTTAGTACCCGCACCATTCTCAAGCTGCAAACCGCTCAAACCGGACTGGTAGTAACTTCGATCCGGCCTTGGATTCCTCAACCCTTGCGGATCATCTACTGGGTACATACCTAGCTGCAACTGCGGGTGATCCGGGTCCCAGCAAGTTGGGCAAACCAACAACTCGTAGTTCTTCGTCTTAACAACTTCCCGCTTAAGTACCTTAAGCTTGTAACGCATCCCACAGCGATCACACTCCGCAATCGCATTTTTACCGGATGCAAACCGGTTAGACATTAGACCGTGCCCCCAATAAACTGCTGCCTCGGCACAAAACGCAGGGACGCTTTCTCATGGTCTTCGCCTGCTGCCAAATCCCAAGCCTCGTCGTACTGGATTTTTAAAACTTGCAATCTTTCCAAACTCACGTCTGGCAATTTCACAGACAGCATATACGCTAAACCAGCAGCCATACACGGAATAAACCGGAACGGCACGTCCATAACATTTACACCGCCACCGGCATCCTGCGTCCTACGCATACGCCAGTACACAAATTGATAAGGCTGAGAAGCATCAGGCGTCGGCCAAACACTCACACAAGGAAGCTGCGCCCAATACGCAATAGCCCCGCTGGTATGCGACGCTGCGGTTGTATTGTCCTGACCCCGGAAGCAGTTGTAAAGCGTGTTGCCTTCAATGTAGCCGTAGTTAATCAGCTCGTTGTCAATCTTAATGAACCCAGCAGCGGGGAGACCAGTAGCATCGTTGACCGTAATAGTCGTAGCTGTAGCTGAAATTGTGCTGCTTAACGTAGCCCCAACCGGCGAAGTCATACCATTAAACCGCTGTATCCATACTTGGATAGGTTTAGCTTGTTGCAATTTATTTGGTAGCGTAGCGTAAGTAGACACCGAAATGCGGGTAATCGTCAGATCGGCTTGGGTGGCTACTTGATTAGCATCGGTACGAATAACATGCTCAAGCAGATCAATAGTATCGTTAGGAAGTGCATAGGTATTCTGCCCCGGAACAAGATCAATCAGACCTTGCTCAATTGACCACATATTAATGCCACGGTTAGCCCAGTCAGTGAACAAAATGTTCAAGCTACGACGGGCTGTCTTCAAATCATAGCCGGTACGCATCTCTCTTCCAGTGCGTTCAAACGCCTCCTCAACGAGTTCAGTCAGTTGAAGATTGAAAGTAGTAGCGCCGGAAGTATTTGCCATTTAAACCATCCGTCCTTTTGTTTTACCCCGCTGGGCAATACCGTCTGCACGAGACGATGCTGTGCGTACTTTGCCGCCTTGTTTGTAATACCTATCTTTTTGTTTTTCCTTGATAATACGACTAGCATCTTCGGAAAAACTTTTAGGGGCCATCTCCGCTGGCTTGTACTTACTGCCCAAAATATTTTCGCCAAGCGGAGTCTTCTGCGTGTTGCTTTTAAAATCCCCCGGCATTTCAACCGTTTTTCTTTCAAGTGGCTTTTCACCATCAATAACATTATCTCGTTCCGACAAATACTTGTCGGACTTGTATTTCTTATGCTTATCTAGTGTGTAGTTAGCCCTACCAACAGCTTTCTGGACTGGGGTTAACTCATCATCGCTATCCGCCATTATCTAAACCCCGCTGTTTTCTTTGCTACGCCTTTGGGCTGTGCTACGAACTGCTTACCCTTTGCTTTTCCCGCCCGCTTGGCCTTGGTCGTAGCCGCATACTCGGCGGGACTCAATGCCTTAATTGCATTCTCCGGCAGATAACGCTCACCGGTTTTACTGGAGGGTTTACCGGACTTAGTACGCCACTTCTGGTCACCCCAGTTTTTAAGCGATTGCTGCGGAGCTTTCATACTAGTCCTTGTACCCGCCGCCCTTGGCTTTATAGTTCTTTGCAAGCAACTGAGCCTTACGAGCAGACCACTGACCTGCGCCTGTACCCTGAACCGCACGAGCCTTAATGCTTTCAAACATAGACTTACGCATTCCGGGCTTTGTGTAGTTACCGGCAGCGTTTACTTTGCCGCCTTCTTTATAAGAAGCTGTTTTCGCCGCATTAGCAAAATCACTCTTCTTAGGAGCGCCTTTAGCTCCTT